TAAATCAAATGCACAAGCATTTGTATATTTCAGTCAGGCATTATCGGAATTTAAAGGCACTAGTGAATTAAAGAATGCCGCAGATAACATCGTCGGTGGCATCGTCAAAATGTTTGGCGGTGATGATGTAATGGGTAAATTTGTCAAGTTTACTAAACTTGATGTTGATCCAGATAGAGCATTAAAATTAGGACAAGCATTCGCTGCCTATAGTTCATCAATAGCGACTCTTTCAGTTGGTGGCGGCCCGGCGGCTAAGCCAGCATCTACCCCGGCTGCAAAACCAGCGGCTGCCGGTGGAGGTGGTGGAGGTGGTGGAGGTGGATCCACAACACCAGCAGGCGGTGGAGGTGGTGGAGGTGGAGTTAGTCCTAAACCGGCTGCCGGCGGAGAATCAGGTGGTGGAATATTAAATTGGGCTGCTAAGAAATTAGGAATGGGCGGTGGAGCCGCAGCCGCGGCTCCTACTGATGATCCAGAAGGAAAAGTGGGTGGTGGTGGCGGTCCTGATATAAAAACTGCTGACTCAGGCGATGCCGCTAAGGGTCCAAGAAAGAAGACAGACGGTATTATCGTTCACCATACAGGTGGTAGAGGATTACAAGCAGCCATCGATACATTAAAAGCAAGAGGGTTAGGCTATCACTACATGGTTGATAGAGATGGTTCTATCACAGAGTTTGTTCCTGGTGATCAAAAAGCATGGCACGCCGGTAAAACAGACAAAAAACCTAATTTAACTAATAGTAATACAGTTAGTATTTCCTTAGTAGCAAAAGATGATAGTGATGTAACTAAAGAACAAATTAAAGCGGGTTTTGGTCTCGGTAAAGATTTGATGGCTAAATATGGTGCATCGCAAGTTGCAGGGCACGGAGAAACATCAAGTCATAAAAATTCTGAAGAAGGAAAAACATTAGCCAATGCGTTACGCAGTGGTAGGATAGAAGCAGAAAAAGGTGGAGTAACATCGGGTCCTAGAACTGGATACCCTGCAACATTGCACGGCAATGAGATGATCGTACCTATAGATCCTAATAGCCTATTAGTTGAATTAGGTAAAAAATCTAAGAGTGAAATAGAGAATCAATTGAGTCAAAAAGGTGAAAGTTTGGGTGGCGGCACAAGTTCAGAATCATTCAAGGAACTTGCATCCATCAACCAATCAATGATGGAAATGATGTCAAATAAACTTGATGCTGTGATCAATAGACTTGAAACTAGCAACGATACACAGGGCAAGTTATTAAGGCATAGTCAGGCATAATACTAAATAATTCTATAAGCCTATGCCATACTTAAAAAAATTCTTAAACAAATCGGGTTTCACAAGCCCAATCAGCGGTGTTAATAGTAACTCCGGGGCATGGAACGCCAGCGTAGGAAACGACAGCGGAGTTAATAATGCCGACTGGAGTTATAGAAACTACATGAGTAGACTTCCAGAAGTCTACACAGGACATCCTAATCGTATTGAGCGTTATAATCAATATGAGATGATGGATGTCGATGCTGAAATCAATGCTTGCTTAGACATTATATCAGAGTTCAGCACACAGAAAAACGAACAAACTAATCTACCATTCATACTTAAATTCAAAGAAGATCCTACACCACACGAAATAAAAATTCTCACACAACAGTTGAGCCAGTGGTGTTCTTTAAACGAATTCAATCAGAGAATTTTCAAGATATTTCGTAATGTAGTCAAATACGGTGATCAAGTATTCGTTCGTGATCCAGAAAACTTTAAGTTATATTGGGTCGATATGGTTAAAGTTATCAAGGTTATCGTCAACGAAAGTGAAGGTAAACTCCCAGAACAGTATGTCATCAAAGACTTAAACATCAATCTACAGAATTTATCAGTAGCACAGAAAACTAATACTGACTTTGCTGCCAACCCTGCGACAGGGTTAGGTGGTAGTGGTGGCGGAACAAACACACCTTATACTGTTCCTGCTATGCCATATAATACATCAGGTAGCCGTTTTACATTAGGTCAGAGCGAAGCCGCTATCGATGCGAAACATATAGTACACTTGAGCCTGACTGAAGGTCTAGACCGCTTTTGGCCGTTTGGTCAATCAATATTAGAAAACATTTTTAAAGTCTACAAGCAAAAAGAATTGCTTGAAGACGCAGTATTAATATATCGTGTGCAACGCGCCCCAGAACGCAGATTGTTTAAGATCGATGTGGGCAACATGCCAAGTCATTTGGCTATGGCATTCGTAGAGCGTATTAAAAACGAAATACATCAACGCAGAATTCCTAGCGTATATGGTGGGCAATCAATAGTAGATGCATCATATAATCCATTGTCTATGAACGAAGATTACTTCTTCCCAGTAACAGCAGATGGTCGTGGATCAAGTGTAGAAGTGATGCCTGGTGGTCAGAATCTAGGTGAGATCGATGACTTGCGTTATTTCAATAACAGATTGGCTCGTGGTTTGCGTGTACCAAGTTCATATTTACCAACAGGCCCGGACGACAGCGACAGACCATTAAGTGATGGTCGTGTTGGAACAGCATTGATCCAAGAATATCGTTTCAATCAATATTGCGAAAGATTGCAAAATTATATGGCGACTAAACTTGATGAAGAATTCAAGTTGTTCTTGCGCTGGAGAGGTTTCAATATCGATAGTGGATTATTCGATCTAGAATTTAATCCACCGCAGAACTTTGCCGCTTATCGCCAAAGCGAACTAGACACAGCAAGAGTAGGTACATTCCAGGCTATGGAAGCATTTCCTTATATCGCAAAAAGATTTGCTATGGAGCGTTTCTTAGGCTTAAGCGAAGAAGAGATCGATAAGAATGAAAGATTGTGGCGCGAAGAAAACGGTAAAGAACCTCTTGAAGAGCCTAAAGGCAGCGATCTGCGTAGCGTGGGCGTAAGTTCAAGCGATGTACAACAAGATCAGCAGGCTGGTGAAGAAATGAATGCTGAACCAGAAGCAGGAGTAGAAGCTCCTGAAGTAGCAGGACCTGTGACATCAGAACCTGCAGGCGGAGCAGCCGCACCGGCAGCACCAGTTACTCCTGGAACTCCAGCCTAAAGATAAATAATAGTATCATGAAACTACTTGAAATGTTTGACGCTCCCATTAATGGTTATCAGGATGTTAATCAAGATAACAGTAAACCAGAGTGGAAAACCTCAAGAAAGACTAAACTCACTCTGAAACAACTCAGAAAATTGCGTAAGATGCTAGATGTTCGTAACTTTGAAAAGAAAGAACATCTTAAGAAAGTCCGTGAACAGTACGGCGCAGCCAATCAGCCTGCAGAAGCATCAGCCTAATTTTGCCATTTTAGTATCTTATAATACTAAATTTAGGCAAAAACGCAAAAAATAAGCACTTATTGTGTGCTTTTATTAACTACACACTAAATAATTCTACAAAGCCATTTATATCCAGGAGAAATCACAATGGAACACAAGAAATTTGAACAGCTTATTGACCTAATTATCAATGAGCAAGAAGATAAAGCCCGCGAATTATTCCACGAAATCGTCGTAGAAAAGTCACGCGAAATCTATGAGTCAATCATGGACGAAGAGATGATGGGCGACGACAGCATGGAAGAAGGCGATGACATGGTTGGCGAAGTAGGCCAATTAATGGATGAAATCACAGCCGAAGAAACCGGTGATGTGGTAGAAGCCGAAGAAGATGATGCTGACATCGAATTCGATGACGGTGCAGAAGAAGACGGCGAAGAATTAACTCATGATATGGAAGCAGATCATGATGAAGAACCTAAGACTATCGATGATGTTAAAGATAAGTTTGAAGATTTGTTAGCAGACTTTGAGCGTATCCTAAGCGGCAAAGATGGTGAAGAAGAAATGATGGCCGGCGACGAAGAAGACGTAATGGAAGCAGTTCAGTTGCAGAAAGTTTCTGTAACACATGGTGACAACGGTGAAAACACTAAGAGCCCAGCATTGCATGAGCCAAAGATCAAGGCAGACGGCGTAAAGCCAGTCAAGTTCTCAGGCGACAATGAAACTGTTCCAACTGGTCCTAAAGGTCCATCAAATGAGTACAGCAAGAAAGAAGGCACTTTGATCGGTGATGTAGGTAATACACCCGGTATGAAGAAGGCCCCAGCACTTAAGGCAGCACCTAAGGCAGTGACTAAAGACGGCTCAGCCGACAAGCACAGCCCGGTAGCCAAAGGCTAATAGAAGGAACCTAGAGACAAATGGCTTTGTATCTCAAGGAGCACTTGACGTTCGATAGAGCGAACATGGTCGTTGAATCCGTTAAGGAAGGCAATGACGAACTGAAGACCCTCTATATGAAGGGTATCTTCATTCAGGGTGGGGTAAAAAACGCAAACGAGCGTGTTTACCCCGTTTCTGAAATTGAGAACGCTGTCGATACATTAAACAAGCAAATCCAAGAAGGTTACTCAGTATTGGGTGAAGTAGATCACCCAGATGACCTCAAGATTAATCTAGACCGTGTGAGCCATATGATCACAAGCATGTGGATGGATGGCGCAAACGGTTTCGGCAAATTAAAGATTCTACCAACTCCAATGGGACAATTAGTTCGTACAATGTTGGAGAGTGGAGTTAAACTAGGCGTTTCCAGTCGTGGATCAGGTAATGTAAACGACATGGATGGCAAGGTCAGTGATTTTGAAATAATCACTGTTGATATAGTTGCACAACCAAGCGCACCTAACGCATATCCTAAAGCAATATACGAAAGCCTCATGAATATGAAGCATGGTCATAAAGTTTTGGATATCGCTAGGGAAGCAAGAGGCAACAAAAAGGTACAAAGTTACTTAGGTGAGGAAGTAAAACGCCTCGTCAAAGAGCTTAAAATAAAATAATAGGGGATATGAGCATGTTAGATGCTATCAAACCATTACTAGAAAGTGGTCTAATCAACGAAGATGTCGCCCAAGACATTAACAAAGTCTGGGAATCAAAGTTGACTGAAGCCCGCGATCAAGTTCGTGCTGAACTCCGCGAAGAGTTTGCACAACGATATGAGCATGATCGTACTGTGATGGTAGAAGCCCTTGATAAGATGGTAACAGAGAGCCTTTCAAGTGAGATTGCAGAATTTCACGAAGAAAGAAAATCTCTTAATGAAGACCGCGTAAAGGCTAAGGTCAAAATGCATGAAAATGCGGCAAAATTCAATGATTTTATGGTAACTAAGTTAGCAGAAGAAATCAAAGAATTGCGCAATGATCGTAAAGCCCAGATGGAGAATCAACAGAAACTTGAGAAATTCGTTGTACATGCTCTTGCAAAAGAGATCAAAGAATTTTCACAAGATAAACAAGCAGTTGTTGAGGCTCGTGTCAAGTTGGTCGCAGAAGGTCGTGAGAAACTTGAAGCACTTAAGGCAAAATTCATTGCTGAAAGCGCCAAGAGAGTTAGCGCCGCTGTTGCATCTCATTTGAAGGGTGAACTATCACAACTCAAAGAAGATATCAAGACAGCCCGTGAAAATAACTTTGGTCGTAAATTATTCGAAGCATTTGCTGGCGAGTACTCAGTAACTTATCTAAACGATAAGGTTGAGGCCCGCAAGTTAATTTCGGTAATCAAAGCCAAAGAACAAGCACTGGCTGAGGCTAAACAAAAGGCTGAAGAAGCCCAGAAGTTAGTCGAATCAAAGGATCGTGAAGTCAGAATCATTAAAGAATCAACTCAGCGTGAAAAGGCAATGGACGAACTCCTAGCCCCACTAAACAAAGAGAAGGCTGAAGTGATGAAGGCTTTACTTGAAAGCGTACAGACACCAAAATTGAAGTCCGCTTTCGATAAGTATCTACCAGCAGTTCTTAATACTGGAAGTGAAAAAGCAGGCGCTAAAACTGCTCTCACAGAAAGTGTTATCAAAGAAGTAACTGGTGATAAAGAAACTGCCACTAAGAAAATTGATGAAGATCCAGCTGTTAAAAACAACTTGATCGACTTCAAGCGTCTGGCAGGGCTTAAGTAAGACATATTAGGAGATAATTAAAATGTCAAAAGTACTCTTAGAAAGCCGTTGGGACGAGACCAAAGAGGCCCTACTAGAAGGCTTGAAAGGCACTCGCCGCTCAACGATGGGTGTTGTATTAGAAAACACTCGTAAGCAGTTGCTCGCTGAAAGTTCAGCAGGCACTACAACTGCAGGTAATATCGCAACATTGAACCGCGTAATTCTACCGGTCATTCGTCGTGTTATGCCAACTGTTATCGCTAACGAACTAGTCGGCGTTCAGCCAATGACTGGTCCAGTTGGCCAGATCCACACATTGCGTGTGCGTTATGCTCAGTCATTGACTGACAACTCAGCAGCCGCAACTAGCGTAACTGCTGGTGAAGAAGCATTGAGCCCATTCAAAATTGCTCAGGCATATTCACGCGCACCATCAAGTGCAACAAGTACAAATTACTACACTGGTAATGATACTGCTGCCCTTGAAGGCAACGGTGGTAAGCAGATCAGCGTTCAGATTCTACGTCAGGCTGTTGAAGCCAAGTCACGTAAGTTGCAAGCACGCTGGACATTTGAAGCCGCTCAGGACGCACAGTCACAGCACGGTATCGACATCGAAGCAGAGATCATGGCAGCACTTGCCCAAGAAATCACTGCTGAAATCGACCAAGAAATCTTGTTGTCATTGCGTACTCTAGCTTCAACTGAGTTCACATACAACCAAGCAACAGTATCAGGTACTGCAACATACGTCGGTGACGAACACGCTGCCTTAGCAGTGTTGATCAACCGCGTTGCAAACTTGATTGCACAGCGCACTCGTCGCGGTGCAGGTAACTGGGCAGTTGTATCACCAGCATCATTGACTGTTCTACAGTCAGCAACAACTTCAGCATTCGCAAGAACAACTGAAGGCACATTTGAAGCTCCAACAAACACTAAGTTCGTTGGTACATTGAACGGTGCAATGCGTGTATTCGTTGACTCATACGCTCCAGATACTCAGCCAGTATTGGTTGGTTATAAGGGTTCAAGTGAGACTGACGCAGCCGCATTCTACTGCCCATACATCCCATTGATGTCAAGCGGTGTTGTTCTAGATCCATCAACATTCGAACCAGTCGTGTCATTTATGACTCGTTATGGTTACATCGAATTAACTAACACAGCATCATCATTCGGTAATGCTGCGGACTACGTTGGTGAGATCGCTGTACAGAATTTGACTTTCCAATAATAGTTGGATTGATCAGTTCAAAAGATTGGGCGCTTCGGCGCCCTTTCTTTTTGTGATAAATATATTATGTCGGCAATCTTATATATTTTAATCACAACTCACATCACTATACTTTGTGTAACACTATTTCTACATAGAAGCCAAGCACACAAAAGCATAGAATTTCACCCTGTCATACAACACTTCATGCGATTCTGGTTGTGGCTCACAACAGGCATGGTTACAAAAGAGTGGGTGGCAATACATCGCAAGCACCATAGATATAGCGATCAATTTGATGATCCACATAGTCCTAAAGTTTATGGTATATGGAATGTATTATTTAAGGGTGCATTCTTATATGCCAAAGCCAGCAAAGACAAAGACATGATAAATTCTTATGGTGTAGGCACACCTGAAGATTGGATAGAGAAACATGTCTATACTCCTTATCATTATGTAGGAATCGTTTTGTTGTTATGTCTAAATTTACTTTGGTTTTCCTACTGGGGATTATTGATTTGGGCTATACAAATGATATGGATACCATTTTGGGCGGCTGGTGTCATTAACGGTATAGGACATTATTTAGGATATAGAAACGATGAGACAAAAGATAATAGTCGCAACATTAGTCCTTGGGGCATTATTATTGGTGGAGAGGAGTTGCACAACAATCACCACCTCAGTCCTGCAAGTCCCAAACTCAGCCGTAGATGGTTTGAGATAGATATAGGTTGGGTTTATACAGTGATATTAAGTAAACTGCATTTAGCCAAAATCAAGCAATTTTAATATTAGCATCTACTTCATGAATTCTTCTATGTGATTAGCTAAGATTAAATGCCCTTTTGCATTCAAATGATATCCGTCAGGGTAAAAATATTCTTGCTGTATGTTTTGTAGATTTAGTTGTACATTATATGTTTCATATAGAAAATCTATAGTATCTCTATCAAATTTTTTTAAGTAGTTTTTAAAAACAGTAGAAATATAAACGATTTTAGGTTGCACATAATCTTTATAAAACATTTCCCGTATAC